CGAACACCTCACCGGAGCGATCAAGATAATCGTGCATCTGCTCGATGGTTTGAAACACCGTGTAACTCGAACCGAGTGTGTCTATCGCGGCCATAAGACCTCCAACTAACACCGCTATTATGCGGCTATTTATTGCGTTTAATCTCGTGCGGTTGCTCCGGGCAATAGCGGTTCGTGCAAATCTCCGGTTTTAATTCCATCGCTCCAGGCAACGCGCAGGCTTGGTCAAATGCAGAGGTCTTGACCACATGAACCCCTTGGCAGACAAAGAACTGACGCTCGCCCAAGTATTCAGCAAGGAACATATCCCCGTCGTGGAAGCAATCATTCACCTGATAGGCGTCATACAAGCTGGCGAGTACTGCATCCTGCCAAGTGTCGAACGTTGAACCCTCGCCCATCCCACCATAGAACGTAGGCTTGCCCTCAACCGATATCTGCCGTCTAGTAGATTCATCCCACTCAATCGAAAACGTGTGATGGCCAAAGTGCAGATAGACCTCTGGATGCTCGGTAATGGTCATATCATCGCCAAGTCCTGTGCTGTAATGCTTGCCAAACTCCAGCTTGTATATCCGAGTCATGAGAACCTCCAGCCGAAGCGCTATTATCCCGCCGGGAGTATCCCCACGTCAATGACAAAGTTTGTCACCGGCCTGTGGAAAACTCCCTGGGAAGTGACAAAGATTGTCATAGGAATATGGGAAAGCGTAGACGGGCTTGTGGTACACTGGTACATGGTCTTTGGCCTTATATATATGTATCGTTATCGCTCGGATGGTGCAGTGGCCTATGTAGGTAAATGCTCTGGAATCTATGGTTACGAGAGAATATTGAGAGTCAGGCACAAAGCGCATTTGATAGGCTATAGCCCATGGGATAGATTGCTGGCTGCAATGGGAGATATTCACTTTATCCTTACTGTGGAAGCCAGTATTGCAGGACACTCCAGCACTCAAATAAATAGAAATCTGCTGGCCATGGAGCGATTCTTTATAAGGCAGATGAGACCCGAGCATAATTGTAAGTGTGTTTGAATAGGCCGGATCGTGGTAGCATCCCTAGCGTGGGATGGAAACCAGTTGAGTGTCCGGCAGATCGTCACTCGTCCGCCTGGGGACGTTACATGCTCGCCAAGCGCGCGCTCAAGCGACGTGCACAACTGGGTAAGACACCACCGCCACCGCCAGCACCACCACGCAAGCGACGGCCACCAGGGCCGACGACAACCTTGCCGCTGGAGTAGCATGGTTCTGTGCTATACTCCTCGCGCCATGACGCAACCTAACGACTACTACACCGCCCGCTGCACCGACTGCCACTGCTTCACCTATCCCCACCTCTGGCCGTTCCTCGTGTCCATGTGTCCTGGCTGTTATCGCAAGTACAAGGCTACATTTCAATCTGCATAGTCATAGTCGTCGCGGTAGCTAGGTAGCACCGCGCCCCCGACCACCCTTGCCCGCGATCCCGAGCCGGTGGGTGGGTGGAGCGTGGGGTGCGGCAGGTGGAGAGGGCGCAAGATCATCCCCATAAAAAATATATTTCCCATGGGTGGTCAACTGTGGTATACTCCCGGTGTTGAATTTCAATATCACTCTAACACCCGGAGGAACCACCGCCATGTCCAACCACTCGATGAAAGAAGTCCTGTACCGCTGTACCAACGACGATTGCAAGCACGAGCAGACCGTGCGCTACTTTCCCGATGAGGCTGTGAACCCTGCGCTGTGCTGCGTCAAGTGCCAGGCCGGATTCGGCGTCGATCACCGCGAGATGGTGCTGCGGCAGATCGGGATGATTCCGGTGGGAAAGCCCCGGATGACCGATGACGAGCCGAAGTTCTGGCGCGAGGGAGCATTCACCAAGGCTGGAGCTGTGGCCTGATCCTCGTGGCCCATCAGTCTACAACCGCGCCGCGACGTATCCGCACCTCCGAGTCCGTCCACATCCGGCTGGACAAGACGCTGATCTCGCGGCTGTGGGACTACGCCCACGCCACCAACCGCACGCTGAACAACCTCTGCGAGACGCTGCTCTACGCTGCGGTCGAGGCGAGGGACAGGAGTGTGCCAGTTAGAAATCCTAATAAGGATGTGAACCAGCGATGACCTGCATCCAGTGCAACTCCATCTTCCTCCGCCCAGCCGAGCCCGCCTGGACATCCGAGGGCGTGTTGCAATGGGCAAGGCGGTTCCAGTGCGGCGGCTGCGGGGCGATCTACGTGGTTCGCATGACCAAGATCGGCACGGGTCACACGGATCATGAGAAGCACGTGGCGGTGCATAACCCTCCACCGCAGGCGATGGTCGAGGACGCGAACGGGGGCACAGTGAAATGACCCGCCGAACATTTCCATTGACCGCCCCGTCGCGCAGTGCTACGCTCCGAGCGATAGAGCAACCTTCCGCGAAGGAGCCACGATGAGCACACTATCCCCCGGACAGTTCGTCAACAACCTCGGCCAGCAGTACGGCCCGGATTCCGTCTTCCCCCCGGTGTACCTGACCGGCGCCGTCCTCACCGCCAACGCCGTGGCCTTCCCCACGCTGCTGTTCCCCGCGTACAACTCGCTGCTGGTGATGATAAACGTCACCGGCTACGGTGGCACCGATGTAGTCTCTCTCCGCTTCAACGGTGACTCGGGCACGAACTACTGGGACCGCACGCTCACCGTGGCCGCCGGAGGCGTAGTCGTGGTCGATACCAACACCGTCTCCACCACGCTCATACGCCAGGGAGCACCAATAAACAAGGGTCGGCAAGTGATGGCGCAGATCGGTAACCTGCTCGGCAAGTCCAAGGTGGTAATGGTGCAGAACCAGTTCGGCAGCGGCGCGGCGGGCACCGCAGCTTCGATCACCGCTGGCACCGCGGGCGAGTGGGTGAACACCACCGCGCAGATCACGCAGATCGACTGCCTCACTGCGGGAGGGTTGAATATCCTCGCTGGCAGCAGCATCATGGTGTACGGCTGCCTGTGATCGCGTAGTCGGTAGATTTAGTGAAGGAGATTACTCATGGCAAGAACAGTAGTATTGCTGGATTCCACCGGAACGCAAGTCACCAACTCCACCGCCGTCTCACTGGACTTCCCAGCCACCGGAGACATGCAGTCCCTATGCCCGACGATTGAGTGGGATGGCAAGGACTACGCTTACTTCGACCACCCGGTAGACGAATCCGACGAGCCCGGCTCGGAACTCTACCGCTACAAGGCCGCAGCATGAAGCGGGATCCCATCGTGCTGAGCGGAGTGGTGCTCGGTCGCGCCGTGGCCCGCATCCCACTCGACCGCCGTGGCCTGCCGATGGCTGCGTCTCACGACCGGGAGGTGACGCTAACGCTGCAATTCCCCGTGCCGAACGAGCGACCGCTGGAGTTCTCCATGCGGCTGGACTCGCTGCCGCGCGGATGGATGGAGATCGGGGACGCGGTGCGGCTGACGCTGGCAGCAGTGGAGCCATCGGTTGCAATTCCTCGGGTGCTGACTTCTAGCGAGGGAGAGCCATATACTGCGGATACTCCGCTGCCCGACGCGATAGCGGATGTCAAGCCAGAGAAGACGGAGCCGTACTCTGTCACCACGCCCGAGGTGGTACAGCCGTGACCGAGCTGCTCAATCGCATCGTGCTGCTTGTCGACGGCCAGCGCACGTTCGAGGAGCTGCGCGAGACATTCCGCGAGGCCAACCTCCAGCGCATCCGTCGTACCCTGCGAGCGCACGACGTAGTGCGCTACCGCAAGGACGGCACCGTGGCCGGTCGCGTGGTCACTGGGCTGATGACCGACGCCCCAGCGGGACTAGACCATCGCACAGTTGGCGACTGGCGGCGTAGCGGAGGCGCGATACCGGAGTTCACCGAGGAGTTCCGCGTGGTGGAAGGAGCGGGTCTCTACCGCGAACTATCCGACCTCCTGCGCGATGCCAACGCCATGCGCTTGCACGAAGGAGTAATCTATCCCAATGACAACCCGGAAGGCGAAACCAATGCAGACCAACTCAGGGGCGGCGGTGACAACTCCACCCGCGACCCCGGTACGACAGCGTAATTCGCGAGGACACTTCGTCAAGCAGGGCGCTATACCCGCAGCATCTGTGCCCCGGCTAGCTCCCGGCAAGATACGTGTTGATAACCCCGGCCCCCGTTCCCTCGACCCCACCCCGCCAGTCCTAGCGCTGTTCCGCCATGACGCCATCGCCATCCTGCGCATCCACGACCTGGCGTTCAGCGGTGTGGTCTCGGCGGTAGTGCAATCGCTGCCGGGGGACGTGACCACGCTGATGCTGGTGACTCCCACCGATACGAAGATGTTTGCGGTGAACGTGGGAGGGGGTGCTACCAATGGACAAATTAAGCATACTGCTGATGCTGCTCCAACAGGAGCCGGTGTTAATGAAGACGTTGAAGACTCCAGTGATCCACAGGCCGAAGCCATTCGCCTCGCAGCCGAGGGTGACCAAGCCTCGGTAGCCGCTGGCATGGAGGAAGCCCCCCCGCAAGCCGCAAACCGCGACGCGGTGAAGGAGTTCCGCAAGGCCACCGCTGCTGCGGCGAGCTACCCATGTGGACGCTGCGGCGGCGTAGGCAAGATAGCCATCGCGCTACCCGACGGCGGGGCCAGCGAAGCCGCGTGCGGAGTGTGCCGGGGCGCGGGAGTGATTCGACGCTATGGGGTGAGGAGATAGCCATGGAGAGACGATCATTCCTAACTGGATTGGGAACGCTGCTGGGTGGTGTGCTGCTGGAGAAGGCCATCCCGTTCAATCGTGTGTGGTCGTTCCCGAAGAACATCGTGATTCGCCCTGCACTTGATTTCGATGCTATCAATGCAACAACTCTCAAGTACATTACTCCAGCGTTGCTGGATGAAGTTTTCCGTCCGTCTCCTTTTCTGTCAGGTTTGATGATATTGGAGAGCACCCCCGGAGGAAAAAACAGCTGGGTTCGGGATCGCTTCTTGGAGTCACCCACGAAGCAGCTTGAGATTGCGAGTGGTGGCAGGTTTAAGAGTTGGTACGATGGTGGAGTTAGTCGATGAATCGCGCGCCGCTTTGTAAGAACCCGGAACATCCTGCGTCGCACTCGCGTGACTCAATGGTGCTGGTAGACGAGAAAACCGACCGAGGCTATATCACCCACTTCGTGTTCGCCTGCACCGCCTGCAAGGATGTGAACCGCGCTCTCGCCATGCAGGTGATTGCCAACCCGCGATTCCGCGATGCCATCCGCCAGCATCCAGCGATGCAGCAATACAAGCGCGCACGGATGGTGGAGCGAGACCCCACCAGCGGCAGGATTAAATATTTCAGATAGGAGAGACACGCTATGTTTGATTATCTATCCCCGAAAGATGGTCCAGTAGTTGACGGCCTTGAGTCGCAGGAAACCGTCTACGCAGCCAACCAACCGGAATACATTCCACTTCGCACGTTGAAATCCTCCGGGCCTATGGGAGGAGTGCTCAGCCGCTGGACACTCACTCCAGAACAACGGAAAGCAGTCGCGGAGGGAGCAGATATATTTCTGGAGCTTTCAGCCTTCCATGGCCCGCTACAGCCCATCCGCATGGCGATCAGCGACACGTCAGGCTCGAAGTTTGCCGACTGGTTCAAGGTGTGCCTGCTGGATCAGCCAGTCAATACTCCAGCATTATCAGCTGAACAACACGACAAAGAATTTGCAGGCAGCGTGGGAATAGACCTCGCTGGGAAGGAAAAACTCTAATGCCCCGACCGCCCGCACCGCTTCCCTCAGTCCCGGAACCAACGCTACCACCGGAGCTACTAGAGCCAGCCTCCGACGACTCCACGGCTTCCGAGGCCGCGACTACTCTGAACACCGCCCGCCACGGCAACGGCCACGGTCCGGCCATCACCGCAGCCGCCAGCGAACTCGCCCGCGCGCGCTGGGCCACCGAGTCCGAACACGACCAGGAGGTGCGCGATTACTTCTCCACCGTGCCTCTCGAAGAAGGTCTCTCGCTCCTTGCCCGGATGCGCAACCGCTGCGAACTCGCGGCCCGCGCCATCGAGACCCGCCGCACCGCCGAGACCCTCGACACCGCCTGCCTGATCTGCGGCGTGACCAAGCGCAAGCTGGGCAACCGCAACTGGCGGATGGTCCGGCCCCGGCGCGACCAGTCCACGGGCACCTTCGTCACCGAGTACTTCTGCTCTGACGCCTGCATCGTCGAGGACAATCGCAAGAAGCACGGCATCGCGGCGATGAGCGACCGGGGAATGCTCCCCGGCGACGATCCCGCACGTGCGAAGAACTCTATCGTTGCGCACCAGCAGAAGGTGAAGTCGGATGCGGAGCTGGCGAACTCGATAGCGACGGGGAAGGCCAAGAAATGAAGTCTCCTATTGCAGTATCTAATATCACTATCGGAGGCATTCCTGTAGTAATTGCCGAGTGGGCGCATCCCAACGAGATATTTATAATAGTTCCCGAACAGCGCACAACGATTACCTATCATGAAGGACCAGAGGCGGGAACCACAAAGGATGTGGTTATTCGTGAACAGAAGATATATCGCATGGTTAATATAGAGCCTCCCGATGGCCCTTGACCTCTCCCGCTTCGAGTCCTTCTGCTCGCGCCTGCCGATCCGCGACCGCGACACCGGACGCACCGTGCCCTTCCGCTTCGCTCCCTCCCAGCAGCGCATCATGGCCTCGATCCGCGAGCACCAGCGACCGAACATGCCTCTCCAGGTGATCCTCTACAAGTCCCGTCGCACGGGAGGCAGCACATGGGCCGTCGCGCTCCTGACTGCACACAACATGGCCAAGCCCGGTGGAAAATCCATCATCGTGGCGCAACTGGATAAAACGGCCAAGGAATTGTATGAGGAGCGCGCGCAGCCATTCGCCGACGCCATGAAACGCCGGGGCGTGGATATAAAGTCTGATAAGACGCAGATTCGCTATAACTTTACAAGTGGTCATTACTCTACTCTTGGACGCGCTACAGCGAAGACCGTTATAGGCGGTCGTGGTCTCACAGCTTCTGCTCTACTTTTGTCGGAAGCGTCAAATTATCCGGGAGAGGAGTCTTTCGTGTCATTGGTGAACACCGTATCCAAAGACCCGGACAACATCATCGTGATCGAAACCACCCCGAACGGCATCGAAGGCCCCGGCCAAGCGTTCTACAACTACTGGCACGACGCGGTGGACGGCGTGAACGGCTTCATCCCGATATTCATGCCGTGGCACGAAGACCCCGGATTCATAGCACCGGAGAGCTACGCCCGCGACTCGCCGAAGGGGGAGTACGAGCGCTGGCTGGCGCGGGAGTTCCACTGCACCCGCGCGCAGATCGCGTGGTATCGCCTGACGATGGCCAAGGCGTGCGCCGGGAACCACGACTTGATGAAGCAGGAGTTCCCATCTACGCCGGAAGAGGGATTCATCAGCAGCGGCAGACCGGCGTTCGACAGCATCGAACTGTCTGCCGCCAAGAAAGACAACGCCAAGCCGATAGCACGCGGCACGATCATCACCACCGACAGTGGCATTCCAATCTTCGAGGAGCGACATGAAGGAGAGATACGAGTCTGGGAGTTACCAATCGAACGCGGGCAATACTATATCGGAGCTGACGCCGCTAAGGGGGTGGGGACGGGGGATTTCGCTGCCATCGTCGGCTGGAATGGTGATACGGGGCGCATGGCATTCCGTTTCGCCGAACGTATCCCGCCGGAAACCCTCGCCTACTTCCTCAACGGCCTCGGTCGCTTCTACAACAACGCGATGATCAACATCGAGTTCACCGGCGGCTGGGGGGCCACCGCCGCACAGGAACTCCGTGACCGCTACTACTACCCGCAGCAATATCTCTGGCGCGGCTCCCGTGATGATAAAGTCCATGCGAAAGCGTCCACCGCTCTCGGCTGGGAAACCACGCAACGCTCCCGCCGCATGCTGTTCGACCGCTTCCGCCTCGCGCTGCGCCGTGGCGAGGCCCACGTCACCGACCAGCAGTTCCTGGCGCAGATGTCCCGCGCACAGATGGAGATGCCGTGGAATTGGCAGGTCATCAAGGGGCATGATGACATCTTCATGGCGGGACTGCTCGGCTGGATCGCCGTCGAGCAGTACCACACCCCGCGCCAGTCCAAGGGCCGGGCCGAGACGCTCGACCGCGCTGCCGGGGAACCGACAATGATAAACGGCACTCCGGTGTCGCTCGACCCGTTCATGTCAGACCTAGGGATGCTGCTGGATCACGGGGATCGCCATCTGAAGGCACTGGAGCGGATCAACAAGGGAACGAAGAAGCCTGCGGGGGCGAGTCTCGAAGGAGTATGATCGACCCCGCAATAGTTAGGCGGGTTCATCTCTTGGTTAACAAGCACAGGCGAGAGATAGGACTAAAGCCGTGGAAGTTTAAGGATGTTCCGCAAGCTAAATGGTCAGATATTATCTATGCACTTTTACATTTTGATATTGGAGAGCGACGTATTATACGACTTCCATTGGGAGGTACTCCAAATCAGATGCGCAGCATGATTCACGTGTCTACGGTGACAATGATGTTTAAGTGGAAGGTGCGGGATATGAGAAACGGTTCCGTGGAAATCTCCAAGGTGTGTAGATGGTAACGTCAGATGATTTTCTGAAGCGGTTAATCGAACTCTTGGCCCAGCACGGCGGCACCTTCACCTGCCAGCTCAGCGAACTGCAACAGCTAGGGCTGGAGCTATCGCTACAGAACCTATCGTCCGACAACGCCGCGATGCTCACCCTCCGCCTTGGCGCGAGGATTTATTATGTACCCGCGAAGGAGGCCACCGAATGCCCAACGCCAACGAACCAGCCATCACCGCCGACGACTGGGCAGATAGAGCCTACCGAGACCTTACCGGAGGTGCTGGCGGCGCGGACGCTCAACAACCATCTACCACAGTTGCATCCCCCAGCGTCCCCCCACCGCCCCGTGGTGCGCAGCGACCTCGACCTATACCTGCTGGAGCAAAGCCAGGTCACAAAGCGAACCGCGCAGGCCACGCGGCAGGCGCAGGAGCTACGCGACGCGACACGGCAGTACCCGTGGGAGACACGCAAACAATAACTCCCGAGGTGGATAGCACTGCCCTTAAATCCGCTTGTGATGCTCTGGATATAATATTTTCAGCGTTCGCTGAGGGCCGGGACTCTCGCAAGGGGGCCACTTGGCGACAGTATCAAAGAGAAGTAGCACGTCATGGTCGAGTGCTTATAACTTCAGGCTACATAACATTGCCTCAGATTACAGATACGCTGATGAAGCTGGAGGAATACATGGGAGGCTCGGGCGAGGAGGACTCCGGGCACGACGCGGCGGAGATCGTCGGCGCGTGGCTTCGGGGCGAGGAACCTCCCTCGGGTGAGTTTGATGTTGACAAGTCAGTGGCAACGGAGGCAAAGTAGCACAGTGGAGGGACACCCCCGATGAGCCGCGCTGTGGACACTGCCAACCTGCTGCCCGAGACTGGACGCGCATCCATCACCGATTATCGTGGTCTTCCGCGTAAGCGCAAGAAACACACGCGGCGAGTCGCCAATCACCAGTCCGACCGCCAGCATGATGACCTGAAGCGTAAGCACTCGCGAGGGCGGCGCAAACATGGAGGGAGACGCTGATGGCCAAGGGGCCGATAGTCATCGCCGACAACGCCTACGGAGGCACGAATGAAGAGGCCCAGCGCGGCCCGCGCCTGCGCCATGGCACGAAGTCTCCGAACCGGATGACGCCGCCACGACCGGGGAAGCGGAAGTAGATGGCAACTGTATTCACCACGCGTAAGAGTAGCGACTCGCTCGACATATCACCTCTGAGCAAACATCTGGATGAGTGGCAGCGTTTAGCAGGTGAGCAACGTGACCGAGTTCTTGGACAGGATTATCTTCAGAACATAGAAGAATTTTATATGTTGTCGGACAGCGGCTCCGGTGGCTCACCCGTCCCGACGTTTCGCCCAACGATCAAAATCCCCGAGCTGCAAACCCTGATGCTCTACGAGGCCAACGACCTCAGCGAATCCTCCCCCCGCGTGTATATCACCAACCAGTCCACCGGAGCGCAGGAAGAAGACCGCGAGAAGACATTCCAAGCGGAGTGGCGCAGGGCTCGCGTGAACTACCACGCGATGTTCGCGATGCTATGGTCGCTGTTTGGCGGACTAGGCGTCCTGCAAATCGGTCTGAACCCCGAGGCGCGGGGAGGCAAGGGCATGCTCTGGGCCAAGGCGCGGAACCCACTGACCTACTTCCCTGACCCGACCACCGACTACGACCTCGACCGCAGCTACGAAATCCTGACCGACTACCTCCACCTCGACGAAATCCGCCGCCGCTGGCCGCTGACCTCCGCTGGCCTCAAGCAACGTCCCACCACGACACCGAAGCAATCGCTCTACGGGCCATCTGGCGCGGGGCTGTCGATGCCCGATGGCCCGATGCAATCGGTCGGCGGACTCCCCTCCAACCGAGCGTCCAACTCCGATACCCGCCTGCGCGTGCGCTATTGCTACTGCCAGGACTACACCCGCATGGCCAAGAAGATCGAGGGGAAGAAACTCCCGGACGGCGCGATCACCGATCCCGACGCGAACCGTGGCGAGGGCGGCTCCCCCGACCTCGAATGGAAATACCCGAATGGCCGCCTCATCATCGAGTGCGAGGGCAGGATACTAAGCGACGGCGACAACTGGCTGCCTCTCCGTATGTTCCCGACCGTGCCGTTCTGGTCGATGCCACCGATGTTCGGCATCTGGTCGGTGCCAGCCATCCGCTACTCCGTGACGCTCCAGAACGTCAGCGAGCGCCTGATGACCGGCCTGTTTGAGAACGCCGTGCGCCTGAACAACGGCGTCTGGTTCATCCACTCCAACACCGGCATCGACGTGGAAGCCTTCGGTGGAATCCCCGGCGAGGTCTGTGTCATCAACCCGCAATCGTCTGTACCAGAGTGTAAATTTCCCGAGGCGTGGCCGGCGCACTTCATGAATTTCCCCTCCGCGCTGCTCGACCGGCAGAAGGCGCTGCAAGGTTTCACCCCGGCGCGTAGCGGCAATCCCGGAGCGGGGAACCTCTCGCCGGAGCTGTACGACGAATCAGTCCTCCGCGCGCAAGGGCTGACCCAGCTTCGCGGCCGCCTCGGCGCGGTATCGTTCCAGATGTTCTCCGAACTCTGGTACTACACCATGTGCCGCTTCTACACTGCCGTGCGCATGAATCTCGTTCCTTCCGACGAGGGCCGCAAGCCCGTCGAGTGGAAGCCGCTGGACTACCTCATGCAGGGTCGCCCGGACATGTTCGACGTGGAAGTGGACGAAGCCAGCATCCAGCCGCTATCGCAAACCGTGCTACGCAAGATGGCCCCGGAGCTGATGAAGGCGAAGATTCTCTCGGTGCGCCGCGGGTTGAACATGCTGAACTTCCCGCACGCGGAGGAGATTGCGCGGGAGCATGAGCAGGAGATGGCGTTGGAGGCGTTGAGCCGCGCGAAAGGAGTTAGACGTTGAGCCCAGATACGCTAGTTCCTTCTTGTGAAAATTCGGTGGTGGCTTGGCGCACTTTTGTGGAGATTTCCCGTTATATCCCTAAACGCCATGTGTGGATATGGATGATGCATCACTATGCAGGATTTAGCATAGAAGAAATAGCCAAAGCGATGAAAGTAACAAGGGAAAGAGTTCGGCAAATAGAACTCAAATCAGCTAAGGATATGAGAGCGGCCTATTTAGTAAGGCATCGTCACCCAAATCCTAGAGTGCGTAAATGAGTATTGATACCAACCTCCCCGCCGTGGCCGACCCCTCCACCCTCCTGCGCATGGAGTGGCGCAACCACTGGCTCACCCCCGCCGAGTACGCCCGCCAGCTCCACCGCCCGGAGCGCACCGTTCGCTGGTGGTGCAGCAGCGGCCTGCTGGCCGACGTGGGCATCCCGCACTTCCGCGACCGGCGCGGACGGCATTGGATCAAGTACATTCCTTCATAACCTGCAACCTGTAACTTCCGCATCACGGCAACCCTCGATATCCTAACCACTCCCGCCTGCGTTATTCTCCACCCGTGCGCTACTGGCAGGAGAAACGGCTTGAGATCATCCGACACACCTCCCGCGACGAGTACATCGAGGTTCAATGTGCTCTTGACGGGGTGCTCGCTGTCTCCATGGACATACACAAGTCCATCGGCGACTCATTCACTCGCGAGGATGACTGGCTGGATTATCTCGCCCACAGTGCAGAGGCAATGATTTCGCTTTACGGCGACGCCCGTCATCCGATGCGGCTGGAACTTCCCGCTGAGGAGTTGGCGATGGTGGTCGCATGATTTCCCCGGAACCTCCCGTTAGCGCTGGCCTTCGCGCCTCGGGCGGTATGCAGCAAGCACAGTACGCAGGCTAATACCAGCGAAGGAGGATACTACCATGGCGAGAAAGCACAAACGTGGCGGTCATCGCAAGCATCGCGGACGGAAGTAGCGGCCCGCGACGGGGAAAGACGTTATGCGGCCCTCGGGAGCCACGCACTCACGGGGGTCGCGTATCACAATCGCAATCATAGGAGGCACCATATGCCCGGTAAACTCGGAAAAAATTTCGATAGCGACATTCTAAAAAGTCCGCTCACGGTTGGTCGTCCCCAAGGCGAACGCGGCCCAGACGTGGAGAACACCCCCGTCGCCAAGCCCGCCGACCCGCTGAAGCTGATCCCCGGAAACTCCCGCACCGCCGGGAAAGGGAGGTAGCCTCATGCACCGCCAACATCACATTCGCGGCGGCATCGGCTCTCATACCAAAGCAGGTCGTCTGAACGGCGTGCGCAAGCGCGGCATGAAGGGCAAATTCCCAAACAAAGCCCTGTGGTCGAAGTCCCGCTCGATGCGCAAGTCTGGCGGGAGGAAGTAATCATATGGCGGGTATGTATCTAGAGCCGACTGGAGAACCCAACACATTCGCATGGAAGTTTGATTGTGTGAATTGTGGCGAGGTTCCATTCGTGTCTACTGGATATATGGCTGAGGGATGTTCTTATTTCAAATGCTCATGCAGTCTATGTGGCTGGACAAGCGAACATAGATCAGGAAGTGTGAACTGATGGCCGCAGGCACCAGCCCGATGTCCGCGCTACTCACACAGAAGATCATGGAGCGGCTCGCCCAGCGCGGCGGTCCCGGCCAGGGCGCTGCTGGCGTATCCTCGCCCGATGTGGCTGGCGACCAGATGACGCAGCAGTTCCAGGGTCTTCAGGGCGCAGACCCAGAGATGGCGATGAAGACCCTGAAGAAGATCAACCAGATGCTGTCTGGGATCTACATTCAGATGATCACCCAAGTCCCGGACGCAGCGCAGAAGATCGCCGACGCCCAGAAGGCCATCTCCAAGGCCATCGAACCCATCCAGAAGGCGGCAGCGACGCTCAATGCGGTGCGACCGCAGATCGCTAACTCGGCGAATCTCCCTCCGGGGATGATGCAACAGGCGGGTGGGGCAGGCGGTGGCGACGCTGGCGGCGATATGGGCGGCGGGGGAATGTAACGAATGAATTTAACAGGAGACTACCATGCCTAAACCCGGAAAATTGCAGACGATTCTCACCAACAAGGCCCTCAAGGATGACATGACCATCGCGGTCGGCGATGAGAGCTTCACGCTCGGGGAACTCCGCTCGATGGATGCCGAATCCGAGGGTGCATCTACCGCCGACCTCGATGCTCGCGAGGCCGCGCTGGTGAAAGCGCAAGGCGCACTGGCCTCGACGCTTCAGGCCGTGGCCGAGAAGGTGGGAGTTCCCATCGACGCGCTGATCGAGGGAAAGCTGGACGATATCACCCCACGACGCGGAACTACTACAACTACGACCGATGATGACGACCCGCTGGCCGAGATCGATCCCAAGGTGCTGGCTGCGCTCGACAAGAAATACGGCGCGGCTAACGTGCAGGCCGCCGTGGACAAAATGCAGAAGGAACTCGCCGATACACGCAAGGCCCTCGGCATCGCGCTCAAGATCAACATGGACGATCACTACGAGCGCACCTTCCGCGACCTCTCGAAGGACATCCCCGAGGGCGTGAAGCTCGACCTCCAGTCCGCGCTGAAGTACGCCGACGAGAACAACCTGCGCGACAAGACCGGACGCTACAATATCCACAAGGCCGTGAACGACCTGACCAGCGAGGCTCGCACGAAAAAGATGATCGCCGACGCTGAGGCCCGCGGTGAGGAACGCCAGCGGCAGAAGGCCCTCGCGGATTCCGTTCGCCCCGGCGCGGGAGCCCCCGGACACTCGCACCTCAAGCCGCCGGTGGACGACAAGGGCCGCACGCATTCCATCGAGCATCAGTTGCAGGCTGCGCTCGAAGATTCCGATATCCAGCGCATGATCGCGGGAGTTCCTGCGGGATCGGCGTAGCACGAAGCACAGCAGTAACCGAACGA